ATGGTTGTTACTTTAAAGCCACCTGATGAGGCTGTAGAACCTGTCAAACCGCCACCAATTGTGATTGTGTATGTGTCGGGGTATTTAAGAATAACAATTCCAGAACCGCCAGCACCGCCACTTCCAGACGAATCGCCCCCGCCACCACCACCACCGCCTGTATTTACAGTTCCATTTGTACCAGCGCCACCACCAGTGCTATTTCCAGCACCACCACCGCCAGCACCGCCAGCACCGCCACCAGAGCTATTTCCTGTACCGCCACCGCCACCACCAGCGTAAGTGACTGATGATCCAGTTATGGAAGACGCTGTTCCTGCACCGCCAGCACCAGCGTTACCACCGCTTGCGTTTGCACCGACAGCACTTGCGCCTCCACCTCCGCCAGTAGCAGTACCATCTCCTACACCACCATTATTTCCTTGTGATGGAGATGTAGAGGGCGTATTTCCAAGACCCCCACCAGTTGTATGCCTAGTTCCGCCACCTGAACCACCATTGCTTCCAGCTTCTTCACCAGTTGCTACATTGTTTGCACCCGCACCACCACCCGTAGAAGTAATTGAACTAAAGACAGAATTGTTTCCGTTTTGTCCATAAGGAGAACTTGAGCTTGCAGTGCCTCCAGCGCCTACAGTCACTGTAACGTCAGAGCCTACTGATACCTCAAACCCAGTTGCTGTTCTAAAACCACCAGCACCACCACCACCACCATGATTTGTGCCACCACCTCCGCCACCAGCAACAACAAGATAATCAACTGATGCTGGAGGAATTCCAAAACTTCTTAAATTTTGAAAAACAGCTTGTAGTGCGCCACTCATGTTAAGCCACTCCCTGAAATAAGCCAAGTTGTTGAAGTCATTTTGATTGCCGTTGCTGAACCATATTGAGCCAATGTGCGTGAGCCAGTTGTGCCAGCCGCAGACAAATACATGGTATCTGTAGTAATTGCAATTGTTACTGCTTGGCTTGTCATGTTAATGAATGTCAAAGCCGTACCAACTGGATAAGCAACTGATCCATTTGCGGGGATTGTGAATGTCCTTGCATTGGCATCAGTTGATGGGTGAAAAATAACTTTTCCTGAGTCTGCTAATACTGCTGTATAGGCTGCACTCTGACTGTTTATGGGGATATTTCTGAAACCAACTTCATTTGTTCCATCTACTGTCAATGTATTACTTGCACCGCTGATCGTCTTATTTGTCAGGGTCTGTGTGCCAGTTAAGGTAACAGCAGTCCCGCCATTACCACCAACCTGTGCCGCCACATTCCATCCATAAGTTGCACCCGTGTAAACAAGCGTAACAGTTGCACCTGTAATATCGCAAACTAGCGTATCACCAGCCGTATTGCCAGCAATCTTGATAGAGCCTGTAGGATCAATGGTTAAGTTATTAGTTCCCCATTGGCTTAAAGAATCAATAACAAGAACAATATTGCCTACTGATGGGCTTGAAGGCAAAGTAACTGTAAAAGAACCACTTGTTGTGTCTGTTAAAACACCATCATTGTTTGATGCTGTGTAGTTAGATGTTTTGACTGCCGTGTAAGCAACACCACCGCCACCTCCTGCTGGTGTAGCCCAAGAACCATCGCCACGCCAAAAGGTAGTAGCTGATGCAGATGTACCGCTATTTAAATTGGTAACTGGAAGATTACCTGTAACACCAGTAGACAAAGGCAAACCAGTTGCATTGGTTAAAGTCACAGATGTTGGTGTACCAAGAATAGGAGTTACCAAAGTAGGTGAAGTAGCAAATACAGCCGATCCTGTTCCTGTTTCATCAGTCAATGCTGAAAGCAAGTTTGATGAACTAAATGAACCCAATGATGTGGCATTTCCAACTGAAGTAATTGCACCAGTTAGATTAGCGTTAGTGGTGACATTACCCGCAGTCAGACCAGATGCCGTTCCTGTAATGTTAGTTCCTATCAAAGCCGAAGGAGTGCCTAAAGCAGGAGTCACCAATGTAGGAGAGTTAGCAAAGACCAAAGCACCTGTGCCAGTTTCATCAGAAACCGCAGAAGCAAGGTTTGCTGAACTAGGAGTAGCTAGAAAGGTTGCTACGCCTGTTCCTAGACCTGAAACACCTGTGCTGATAGGCAAGCCAGTAGCATTGGTCAAAGTGCCACTAGAGGGCGTTCCAAGAGCAGGAGTCACTAAGGTTGGGCTATTGGCAAACACCAAAGCACCACTACCTGTTTCGTCTGTTACGGCAGAAGCCAAGTTAGCAGATGATGGTGTACCCAAGAAAGTAGCCACACCAGTACCCAAACCACTTACACCTGTTGAGATTGGAAGACCTGTAAGATTAGTTGCCGTACCAGAAGCGGGAGTTCCCAAGGCGGGAGTCACCAAAGTAGGACTGTTTGACAAAACAACAGAACCTGTACCAGTAGATGAAGTTACACCAGTACCACCATTTGCTACAGGCAGAGTTCCTGTAATGTCAGCAGTAGAAAGGCTTACTGCATCCCATGTAGCATTAGTGCCATCAGTTTGTAGATACTTGTTTGCGTTACTTGTTTGGCTAGGCAAAAGGTTATTCAACGCAGCAGTAGCCGTAGAAGCACCAGTACCGCCATCAGCAACCGCTAAGTCTGTAATGCCAACAATCGTACCGCCAGTAATTGCGGCAGAAGCATTGTCTGTCTTTGTCGCAACAGCAGTAGCAATATTGTTAAATTCAGTATCAATCTCAGCACCCTTAACAATCTTTAAAGGATTGCCAGGTGATAAGTTATCTTTAGTAGCGAAATTGGTACTTTTTGTATAATTGGACAAGATAATTCTCCTTAACCTATTTTGCCATCTTTGGCTTGAATTTCAATCTTTTGCAGAGAAAATGAAGCATTGTTAATCGTTGTTTCATAACCAGTTTGGACAATCTTTCCTGCTCCTGAAGCATTAGCAGTCAAAGTCTTAATTGGAACACCACTTGTGTATTCAGCAATGTTGTATTCAGCAATGCCATATTCATAACTAACTTGTGTTGGAATAAAGATGTTCTCTGATTGGTAAGAACCAGAATAATCAAATCCCCACTTAATCGTTAAGAACTGATTAGACCCGCCAATCACAATAGCAGTAATGTTCTTCAGGATGGAAATCTGATTAGGGCTTCCTAAGTCGGCATTGTTGGTGTAGTACGCAAATCGGTACGTTGATGCGTCATCAAGATAAGTTCCATACTTACCAATGTACCCATTTTTACCAATATACAAGTCGCCATTACGCAAAGAACGTAACGATGTTGGTGCAATAGAGTCCCATTTAGTGACCCTAGATGCACCATCTTGCAAAGATTGTTTGGTATCGAAGCAGTAAACTTGCAAAGATGCAGGTAAAACAAGCAGATAAAAGGCTTCTTTTTCTGAGTAAACAGACTTCAGATTAGCCAATGTCTCACCTGCCAAAGATGAATTTAAGTCGAAACGAACATTCTTAGACAAGTCTCTTAGGGGTGCAGACTTCTCTTGGATTGTCCTCATCAGTGAACGAACACCTGAGTCTGACAAGAAAATCACATCAGAGCCAACGCTTTGAATGGTATCTCTAGCAATACATCCAATAGAGCCAATTGTATCGCTCAGAACTAAAGAAGCGGGTGTAGAAGCACCAGAGTACACAAGAATCTGTCGTTTACCAAAGATAAACAAGAAATCATTGTGAGCTGCCAAGCCCATGACCTCATCAGCACCATTAGGCCATACACGAGATACATCCAATGAGCCTGAAGTGCCACCACCCCATACATGACCTGCAATCAGATCAGAAAAGGTAACAGTTACTTTATCTGTAGATGTATTAGCCACCCACAAGCGACCAAATGCTGAAATAGCAATGTTGGCTTGAGGAACAGTAGCTACATAGCCTGACTTCTCAGAGACTCTGCGATAAGTAGTTGTACTTATGGCAGGATCATAAATCAAAGGATCGTGACCAGTTTGGAAGAAGTATGCAATCCCATTAAGAGTAGCAGTTTGCCAGTTAGATGCCGTGATGGTAGGAGCAGTACCACCACCACCATAGGTCAACTCAGTCACCGCATTAGCAGTACCAAGTTTAAATATCTTGTTGTTGCCAGCAAACAGAACTGTAAGAGTCCCGTCAGTCTGGACTAATTCATGGATTACACCAACATCGTTAGCACCTAAAGCACCAGAGGAAGAGTTAACCCTTGACCAACCTTTTCTAGCACCAATACGACCATACTGATCCAAGATGCAGTTAGTTGCAACTAAAGCAAAGCCAGCCCCCAAATCAAGGGGAGAATCTTCAGTATTCAGGCCATAAAAGCCTGGTGCTGAGAGACTGTAACTTTGGAGTTGTGCTGCCATTAGACCGCCACAAAGTTGTCTTCAGGATAACGAGTGGACTCCAATGCAATAGCGTCAGAGAGCATTCCTCTAAACAAGGCATAAGCCTCATTAGAGTTTGTTCCACCATCTTCACCACGCTCAATCAAAGCACGAGCATAGGCACTTTGAGTCACCAAGTAATCAAGAACTTTTACAGATGTTCCATCAGCAGACAGATTAGCCTGTGGGATGGTCAAATCAAATTTAAGTGTATAGACACCATTAGGAACAGGGAACAAATCAATCTTTGTGTCGCCATTGCCATCTACACCACTAAAGCAGAACTCTGAAGGAATAGACTGTGAAGGTGTACCAAAGTTGAGCTTGCGGTTCATATCCGCAACAGTAGTGTTATCTAAAGTAATAACACTTGTGGTATTGATAGCATCGTTAACACGAAACTTCTGCCCAACACCTGTCAAAGCATAAGAACTTGTACCAGAAGCAGTAGTGACTGTAATCGTTTGTCCTAAGACATTCCAATTATAGGAATCTTCAATCTGACGCTTGGCATCATTGACAAACTTGCCAATCAAAGAAGAATAGGTTGTTTCGCCAACAGTAGATACTGTGCTTTCACGCAAGCGAACTAACACATCGTTAACAAGTTCTAAGTAGGTCATGTTCGTTGCGCTCCTTGA